ATTATGACAAGTGCTGCATTCCAAGCTCACAATGACCTTGTTGAGCAGGGGTTTGACGCAGAGAGTGATGAGTATTATAATGAAATTGATAAAGTTATGAAGGAAAATTTTCCTCATAAATTTAGTCAACCACAGGAGCAAAAGAAACCCGTCCAAACTGTTGCCTCTGCACAAAGAAACCAAAACGGACGCCGATCAGTGAAACTCACCAAGTCACAAATAGTTATCGCTAAAAAACTAGGGGTGCCACTAGAGGAATACGCAAAATACGTGAAGGAGAATGCAAATGGATAATATCAAAAGAACCTCACGCCAGTCAGAGACTAGGCAACAAGAAAAAAAACCTAGCGCTTGGGCTCCACCATCGAGTTTAGACGCACCACCTGCACCACAGGGTTATGCACATCGTTGGATACGAACGAGCATAGCAGGGTTTGAGGATACAGCTAATGTAACCAAAAAACTTAGAGAGGGTTGGGAATTTGTAAGAGCAGAAGAAATGAAAAATTCTGCTGATATACACAAGTACCCAATTATAAATCAGGGACAGTATCAAGGGTGTATAGGAATCGGTGGCCTTGTGTTGGCAAGGATACCTGAAGAGATATTAAAAAGCCGTGCTGAGTACTTTGATAAAATTACTCAAGACCAAATCGAAGCGGTTGATAATGATCTAATGAAGGAACAACGACCAGAAATGCCAATCAATATTGATAGGCAATCTAGAGTTACCTTTGGTGGTAGTCGTAAAAAATAGTTTTTTTGCATTACCTACCGAGTTAGCTTGGAGTTAAACTAAACATAAAACGGAGAAAACAACTATGGCAAATCAACTAGAAAAGTTCGGTCTAAGACCGCACAGAAAACTAGACGGTACACCATTAGTAGGTGCTCAAAACAGATACACAATTAAACCAGGCTATGGCACTGCGATTTATCAAGGTGACTTGGTAGTTCCTGTTTCTACAGGAAACATCGAAAGACATACTGCTGGAAATGGTGCTGCTGTTGTGGGCGTTTTTAACGGAGTTTTTTATAACGATCCAACTACTCAGAAACCAACTTATAAGAATTACTACCCTGGTGGAGTTACACCAACTCAAGGCGATCTTACTGCCTTTGTTGTTGACGATCCAGATGCAGTATTCTTAATGGATGCGGATCAGAGTTTTGTTAGAGCGGATTTGTTTAAAAACTATCACGTTACAAACACTACTGGTGTTACACAAACAGGAATATCAAAAGTACAACTAGACGTTAGTTCTTCTGGAACTAACACAACGTTTGTTGTTCAAGCGATAGACATTTCACAAGATCCTGATAACTCAGATGTGACTGTGTCTAATGCTAACATTCTTGTTAGAATCAACAACCACTTCTTTAGAAGTGGAACAGGTATAGCGTAATAAAGGAGAATAACTATGGCAATATCACGAGCACAGCTAGTTAAAGAACTAGAGCCAGGTTTGAATGCTTTATTCGGCCTGGAATATAACAGATATGAAAATCAACATGCGGAGATTTTCCCGTCTGAAACATCTGACAGAGCTTTTGAAGAAGAAGTAATGTTAAGCGGTTTCGCTTCAGCACCAGTTAAACAAGAAGGTGCGGGAGTAGTGTTTGATCAAGCAGGTGAAACTTTCACAGCAAGATACTCACACGAAACAATCGCTTTAGCATTCTCTATTACTGAGGAAGCGATCGAAGACAACCTGTACGACAGATTAGCTGCAAGATACACAAGAGCTCTTGCAAGATCTATGTCGAACACGAAGCAAGTTAAAGCAGCATCTGTGTTAAACAATGCACAGAGAGCATCTGGATTTAACGGTGGAGATGGCGTTTCACTAATTAACAACGCTCACCCGTTAGCAACAGGTGGTACGTTCTCAAACGTATTAGCTACTGCTGCCGACCTTAACGAAACTTCACTTGAGCAATCGTTAATCGATATCTCATCTTTTGTAGATGAAAGAGGATTAAAAATTGCGACTCAAGGTAGAAAAATGATAATTCCAAAAGAATTACAATTTACTGCTGAGAGAATTATGAAGTCTCCTCAAAGAGTCGGAACTGCTGATAACGATATCAATGCAATCGCTAACATGGGAATGGTTCCAGAAGGTTATGTTGTTAATAACTTCCTAACTGATCCGGATGCTTTCTTCTTGTTAACTGATGCACCTAACGGTTTTAAACACTTCATTAGAAGTCCAATTAAAACTGCTATGGAAGGTGATTTCGATACAGGAAACGTTAGATTTAAAGCTAGAGAAAGATACTCTTTTGGATGGTCTGATCCAAGAGCGGTATTTGGTAACGGAAAATTACCTACTAGTTAATAGTCAAACTATTAAACCGTAAAAGGTTACTTAAAAGGGGCGGAGTTTACTCTGTCCCTTTTTTTATGTATAATATAAACACTAGATAATATAATTTTGTAGACTGACTAGTCAGACGGTATAGAGACTACAAAATTTAACCGCTATACAGGAGAAACTATTATGGCAAACACTACTTTTTCAGGACCAGTATTATCAGACAACGGTTTTATTGCTCCAACTTTTACACTAGCAACTCTACCAACAGCAACAGCTGGTAAGTTAATTTATGTTTCAGATGCAACAGGTGCGTCTTTAACTGGATCACTTTGTTTTGGTAATGGCACTAACTTTGTAGATGTTACTACAGGTGCAGCAGTAGCGTAATAATAATAAACTAGTGGCTCCTTCGGGAGCCACAAAATAAAGGAGAAAATTATGTCAGGTGGAGGAAGTTTCACATCAGATCAGTCGGTAGCACATGCTACAAGTACTGCACAAATGGTCCCTACGACTAAAAGAGCTAGAGTTACATCTATTCAAGGGAAAGGAAACGCAAGTGGTTCTATTATTTTAAGAACAGGTGGAGTGACAGGAGATGTTGTTGCTACATATTTATTCGGAACTGAAGGACTGTCTGAATATGTACCAGGTTCTGGAATTTTATTTGTAGAAGGTGTTCATGCAACTATTGCAGGAACTACTGGAGTAACAATTACATTTACGTAAGATGGATTACTACGCTGATTTAGGATTAGAGATAGAATCTTTTGCTAAAGGCGGTATGCCTGCTCGTAACAAGAAAAACTATCGTAGTACTAAATCAGGTGCGGGAATGACTACGGCCGGTGTTAAGGCTTACAGAAGACTTAATCCTGGATCTAAATTAAAAACAGCGGTTACAGGTAAAGTTAAAAAAGGAAGCAAAGCATCTAAACGTAGAAAGTCTTATTGTGCAAGAAGCGCAGGACAGATGAAAATGCACAACGTTAATTGTAGTAAAACTCCAGATAAGAGAATATGCGCTGCAAGAAGACGTTGGAAGTGCTAGAAAAAAAATACTGGTTATTTCTAGATTTTATTGTCTATGTTATAATGTGGTTATTATTTATTTTATTAATATTAGGAGTTTTTGTAAGAACAATGATTGATCGTTTTATATATTCATTTTTTGGTGCATTAGATAATATATGGAATTTTTTAAGTGCACCTAAATGTAAGTGTAAAAAAAATAACAAAGGAGATAAATATGATAGATAAAATCAAAAGCAAAATTGCTCATTACTGGTCAGACCACAAGATTGAATGTCTTGTAGTTGCAGTTTTAGTTGTAGCTTACGTATTAAAGTAATGATTATGGAGTGTGCTAGGATGGATTATAGATTCACAGCGATGTTAATTATTGCTCTTTGTCTCCTAGCATTCTTCGGAGGTCCTAATGTCAAATAAACCATTAGATATCGGAGAAGAGGCAAGAGTGCAGATGCCTATGAAGACGGTTGCTAGCCTAATTTTTTTAGTGGCAATGGGCGTCTTTGCATATACAGAGCTAACAGCAAGGTTAGTATCGTTAGAGACATCACGTGAGTTGTTTGAAAATGATTTATTAAAAAAATCTGAACAAGTGCCTACGGATCAGGAGCAACATTTTTTATTGGAGGATTTGTACAAGACCGTTGAGAAATTACAGTCTACTCAAGAAATGAATATGACAAACAAAGTTAATATAGAATTTTTAAAAACACAATTAGATAAAGCATTGGAAGATGTTGAAGAACTAAAAGATAAAGTAAGAGCAAATGGAAACGGTCATCAGTAGCGTAGTAGCTCTTTGTATGTTTATAGGAGGAGTTCTTACAGAACATAGAATACAGCCTGCAATGTCAGATTGTTTAAAAGGAAAAAGAGTTGCGGAACGTACAGCAAATGATAATATTCAATACAAATGCGGAAAAGTAAAAGTTGAACTCGAAGAAAATATCGACGGATCTAAAGCAATCAAAAAAATTATAGAAGAATAATGAAAAACTGTAAACAATGTAAAAAAGAGTTCGAACCTAAAGACGAATTAGATATGTTTTGCAGCCAGGACTGCAAAGAAGAAGCTCTAGCTGATCTTGACAATGACAGTGATGAGTGTTTAAGCTGTCAATAATGGAATTATCACGAAACTTTTCGCTTCAAGAGCTTATTAAATCTGATACTGCTATTAGGTTGGATATCAACAACAATCCTAGCTCAGGTCAAATAGAAAAACTAAAAGCACTTTGTGAAAATATTTTACAGCCAGTACGTGATCACTTCGGAAGAGTTAAGGTAACGTCAGGGTTCCG